CCGTATACAATTTTACCTCTAATCTCTCCTGTTAATAGACCTACTTCGTCCTCATCAACTAAAGAAATTTCGTTAAAGTCAGATTGTAATCCTGTTGCGAATACTACGTTTTTCTTTTCGAAAATTGTAATAGTATCGTCAGGTAAACCATTCACTTCAGTTACTACATATCTACCAAATCTTGCTTGTTTTTCTTCAGCGTTACCGTCATTAGAAATACCTTTAGATACTAAATAGAAAGAGTATGCTTGAAATACATCAGGAGATACTGCAACCGTTAAGTCTTTACGTCTAATTGCTACAGGTACTGCGTTTAATGCTGCTTTTAAATGAGCCTCAACGTTTGCTTCAGTTGTTGCTGCGTTTAATGCTGTAATACCATTGTTTGCTTTAATAACACTTCCATCAGCAGTAAATTGCTCAATCAATCCTGAAAATTCACCTGCAGTTGCAGCTAAACCTGTCCAAATATCTGTGTCAATTTTTTGTGCTTGAGAAGATAATACCTCTAACTGAATAGCCTCCATAATGTCAGCAGGCGCGTTAGGATTCGATGCAGATGCACCCATAGATTGCTCACTCCACGTTTGTCTAAAATCTTCTTTACAAACTTTAAAATCATTCTTTAATTTTTCAATAACTAATTGCTTTTCAGAAAGTGTGATAGTTCCTGCAGGACTAAATCCACAAGAATAGTCTACTGTTCCGTCAGCATACGCTACTTTTCTTAAGTTCATTTTGTAGTTAACGTTTTCCGCTACTGTTAATAAACCCAATCTTAATGTGTCAGCCTCTTTGAAGCTTGCACCGATAATAGAACCTGCAGGAATCCCTACATAGTTGCTCGAAATATTTGTTGTTGTCGCCATAATTTTTATTTGTTTTCTCTTAATTGTTTTAATAATTTTCCTTGTACTGTAAGTTCAACTTGTTGCACCGTTGCATTTATTGATGGTGATGCAGGTTGAGATTTTAATTCTACTAATTCCGCTTTTAAAGTTTCATTCTCTTTTGAAAATTCTGCTTTCATCTCTTCAGATTCTGCATTTGCTTTTTCTGAAAATCCTGATAATGCTGATTCAATTAATTGATTAACTGCATCAACTTGCTCTTGTGATAGAGCATCCTCTTTAGGTGCATCTTCTTTAGGTGCTTCTTCTTCTGATGGAGCATCTACGGGAGCATCTTCTGCTAACTTAACATCAACAATTACTTCTTCTTTAATTTCTGCTTTCTTTAAATGTAAAGCTTCCATTAAAACGTCTGCCAATTTGTTGAAACTTGTTTTTGTTTCTTCTGTCATTTGTTTATTATTATTATTATTACTATTTAACTTCACTTCTTTTAATGTTAGGAATGCGTCAATTGAAAAACCTTGAACCTTTCCTGTTTTAACGTAATCGTTCCAAACATCCTCATCGTCAACTTTCATAGTTGCAACCCAAGACCCTTTTGGATAACTAAAACCAAAGTTTGCTGATTTATCAATTGCACTATCTTCAACTATCCAACTTTCAACAAAAGAAACACCCTTGATTTGGTCAGCGTGTTCTATACTTGAATTTGTTTGATAGCCTTGTTTGAAAAAGTTATGTGATAATTCTTTTATAGTGTGTTCAGAAAATACGATGTTAAATTCTTCGCCTTCTTGATTTCTATAAATAGGTTTGTTAGGTTCTAATACAAGACCGATTAAGATACGTTGTTCTTCGTCTACTGTCTTAAACTCAATCTTCTTGTCTTTAGATAATGCAACGAAGTTTCCCTCCATTGCAGGGTCGTCTACTAAACTTATAGAATACACCCCTTTGTTGTTATCGTCGAATAATGCTTCGTAAGTTTTTATCATCATAAATATAACTACTGATTTATGATATTGTTATAAATAAAATTTATATCTAACTATGAAATAGTTATAACTATAATACTATTATATTCTCTTATCTTATCTTATGGCTTTCATTCGGCTTTAGTTCGGCTTTATTGAGTACCCTAATCTTTTTATAATCAACACTTTACAATTATTTTGAAAAGTTTATTGTTTTTATAGCTGTTTATTCAAAAAGTGTTTGTATATTTGAATATTGAAATTAAGTTCTTTAAAATATTGGTTGAGTTGAGTTAATCACAAGGTAGAAGTTGATTAGTTTAATTGGAAAGCGTTCGTATTCCCGTTTAGTGTAGATGATTTCTTGCAGACAGAGGGCTTATGCAAAAGCAATTAAATGAAAATAGGCTACCCAATGGGATTACGAAGCAACCAATATTTTTTAAGGACAACTAAAAATATATAAATTATGGAACTAATTATTTTAATAGCAACCGTTGTTTTTTTAACAGCAGCGATTGTAATAAACTTAAAAAGAAATACAAAATGAGAAGCGAAGAATTAATAAACTATCTACACGCAAGAATTGAAGCGTTAGAAAAAGAATTGGAATTTAAAAACAAACAGTTAGAACTACTTAATAAATAACTTATGAGTATAACTATTAGCAGAGTATGTTCACAAATATACCTACTTCCATACGTAAAAATAACACACGATAAATTTTTAAATGGTAACTATGAGTTTATTATTGGTTGGTTGAATAGAGAAATAATATTAACAATTAAATAAATAAATTATGGATTACAAACTAATAACCAACATCGAAGTTGACGGAATTGATACAGCAGACTATCCTGACTTTGTAGATGCTTTTATAGCAAGTGCTGATTACGATGGTATCGAAATGACAGACGACCAAATAGACACCCTAAACGAAGATTCAGATTTCGTTTATGAGTGCGTACAAAGTCATTTATTTTAGATTGTAGAATTGGTTACAATGTTTCTGTCTACTGATTGAGCCGTTGTAACATCTCCACTAACAACGACTGCTTGAATTGGTTGTTGTTGTGATGCTAAACCTTGAGCAATCTGATTAGAGCCACTACCTGCAACTAAATTGAATGATGGTGCAGGTGGAACACTACTACCTGCACTACTTGGTGCTGATTTTGTTATTGGTTGAGTAGATAATATTTTTTTTACGTTAATTAATCCTGCAACTCCAACAGCAACAGCATTTGCAACTTTCAAAATACTACCCATAGGTTCGGGAATAACACTAACTGCACTCATCGCTGCAGTAACACCTTGATAAGTGTTTATTAATGCTTGAGATGCTGCAACTCCTTTTGCTAAAGCAGAGCCTTCTTTAGCCAAACTACCTAACACATTTAAAGTTGCTGAAGCAATTCCTATTTTGGCTTGTTTTACTCTTTCAGCATCATCTTCAATTTCTTTATTTTTTGCTTTTTCGTTTACGACTACTGCATTATCTATAACTTGTTTTTTATTTAAATAGTCTTGTTCGGCATCGGTTCTTGCTTGAGTACCCTCTTCATATAATCCTCTTTTTCGTTCTAAATCATCGATTATTATTTGATTCTCTTCTTCTAATCTTTCCCTTTGTTTTTCAAGTTTTAATATTGCATTTTCTTCTTGTGATTCATCAAACTCTAACTGTGCTAATCTTCTCTCTTTTTCAGCATCTGATATACTTAAATTTAATTCAATTTCCTCTTTAAGTAGTGCAATCCTATTAACGTCTTGTTCGCTTTTAAATCCTGTTATCTGTGCAAGTATAGCCTCTTTATTTGCGAGTGCTTCAGTAAGTGCAACTTGTGTTTCTATATTATTATTAATCTTATTTTTAGCAACTGCATCAGCAATTTGCAAATCAGCCTGTGATAACATTGCTTTTTCTTGCTTCTCTAAAACAACAAGTAAAGCATCATTTGCTTTTGTTCGGTCTGCTATTGATTTACTTTCATTATCTCTCGCTTGTCTTTGTAATTCTGCTGCTCTATCAAATTGCTCAACTAAACGACCTTGCTGTGCTGCTGCTAACCTTGCTGAATTTTCAATATGTACATTTGCTTTCGCAGTTTCAAATGCTGCCTTAACACTTATTTTAGACACCCCTTCGATTACTGCATTAGTTATATTTGAAGCCTCTGTAATCGCCTCTCCAAAATTATTTACAATAGTTTTACCTGCACTTAAAGCCTCTTCTGCAACTTCTAAAAGTGAGTTTTTAGTTTCTAAAATACCTACGTTTAATTCTGCAATAGTTTCAATATCTTTTCCACCAAAGAATGATTTTTCCCAAATTAATTGAGCCTGTTGTATTGCTAATTTAATACCAAAGAAACCTGCTTTTAAAGGTGTAATTGCTAAAGTTAACAAACCACTCATAACCTTTCCTAAAGCATTAAAGTTTTCAGAACTTTTAGATACGTTTTCATATACATCTATTAACACGTTAGATATTTGAGTGAATACAATACCAATAGTTCCTAAAATGGAATTGATACCATCCATCACTTTTTGATTTTTACTCATTGCATTTGCCAATGCAGCAAACGCTGCTACAACTAAACCAATACCTAACGCTTTAAAAGCAGTTCCAACTCCTTTGACAGCACTACCAAGAAGTTTAAACGCTTTATTTCCTGACTTTCCTGCTTTTTTAGAAGTGTCCTTTGTCTTTTCTATTTCTTTATTAGTATCTTTTACACTATCCGTTAAACTATCAGATGCTTTTTTTATATCTTTAATACTTTTAACAGCATCCGAAGAATCCCCTTTTATTATTATATCTTTTACGATTGACATAGTCTTATTATTTTACGTTTTAACTCTTTAAAAGTTGTGATATATTCCTTTTGTCCTTTTGCTATTTCTGTGCATTTTCCTGCTCCATAGAAATTACCACTTCTTAACACGTCTAATATTCCTATAATTGAATTATCCATTTATTAAAATTCTTGTTGTATGTAAACTGTTATATCTGCCTGACCTAATGCATGTGCTTTTTTACTCGTTATATCTATTTGTGCAAATCGGTCATCAGTTCCTGTGTTTTCAGTTACATCATAAAACACGTTAGAGCCTACTTGAGTAACTGTTAACCATCCAAGACCATCACCAACATCTCTTGGAGTAATTGCTAAATCCTCTGTGTTTGTTACATCACTACTTACTTGTTGCGCTCTTGGTGTCAGTAAAAAATCATCAACAGTAACTATAAAAGCACCAACAACCACATCTTCAAATGAGTTTATTAAATTAAGAGTTGTTTTACCGTTTATTAAATTAGTATTAAAACTATCAATCCTACAAAACTGATTACCTACTTTTAAAATAGCGTTTAATTCTAAAGCCATTAATACATTTAAAGGTAAAATAGCAGTATATTTAAAGTTTCTTTTCTTTATATTGAATATAGACAAGATATAATTCTCGTGATAGTTCTTGTATAGCGTTGCAGTTATCAAAGTACTATCCCAAGTGTTAAATTCTGCTCCAAATAATAGACTAAAGTTAGGTCTAAAGAATCCTAAAGTATGACTTGGCATATTTATAGACGTTGTAATTGAATCTTTAACACCTCCTGCAGTAATATACGCAACGTCATCTCCATTTAATGGTTGCAATACGTTATAAAATAATACCATTTTAGGATTAACAGGCTTTAATTCTTCGTCTATAATAGCACCGTACTGAATGTTAGTATAACTTCCGTCTGTTTCTGTCAGTCTTTCGAATAAAACAGTTTCAAAAGGTAGTGTAAATTCTAATTTAGTACCATCTAAAACCTCTCCTGCACTATCTTTTAGTATTAATTCCTCATCTCCATACGCAATACTCGTATTATCTTCAAACGTTCTGTTTAAGATAGTTGTAGGCTCTTCATATAGGAAATTAATCTCATTTAATATAACACCCCTATCAACATCGTAACTCTCAAAGTCAATGTATTTAGTAACATCTATTAAACTACCGTTAAGATAGTAATTTTTAAGAGTGTCAACGTATATCGTTCCGTCATCTTGAGGTATAACTACCAATTTAAACATATTAAACAAACCTTTCAGAAAGTCCATTATCTTTACTTTAGGCATATTTTCAGACATTATAAAGTTACTATCTATAACGTTGTTTGATGAAGTAGTTGTATATGTCGCTGTTGGAATGGCACTACTAATATGATAGTTTTGAACTAAACTTGTCGAATATTCAAACGCTTGACTTGTTACTATCTCCCAAGTTAACTTAAAAGTATATGGATTTGAAGGAGCGTTTCCTGTATTTAAAGTTATTGAGGGAGTGTGCGTTCCACCTGAATATTCAGTTTCAGAAATAACTTCACCATCGTCTAAAACTCTAACCGTATATGGTACACTTGTAAACCCAACTTTCGGAGTTACTGTAATTGATAACTTCCAATAATTATTGTCATTTGATGCTGAAGTATTGCTAACTGTAAACTCACCAATATTTGTAGTGTGATTTACATTTGTAGAACTACCTCCGTTAAAATCAACTTGCTGAGTGTTGCCACCGATAGTAGTATCTTTACTTGGATTTAACCACGTGAACATTCTAAAGAACTCATCTCTTCCAAAGAAGTCTCTACTGAACTCAATACTATAATCAGCCTCTATTGCTTCAATTATTTTTATAAGTCTTATCGACGGTCTTAAATCATCAAACGCAACACCATTTGAACCACTACCGTTACCGTAACCTATATTTGCTAAAGTGTCGGTCATCGTTGTATCTGTAATGGTCGGACTATAATAATATTGCTTCTTAACCATTAAATTGTAAATAACGTGTCCTCCAAGTATGCTACCTGTTAAACCATTCTTTACATTTAGATTACTATGTGCGTGGTCAAAGGCTGTTAAATCTAAATCTTTTAAATAGTCTTTCCCAATCTTATCTTTAATAGTTAATAGATTCCCCCAAAAGTTTATTGTATATGAACTTGGTTTATTCTTTTTAACTGCAACCTTTGACAATCTAAACTTACCGATTCTAAATGGTAAACCATCCATTCTAATTTCACCGTCAACTTTAATACGAGCATCAAAAGCATTATCAATGTCAGCATCGTAATAATGTTTAAACAACTGATTGTTATTATCAGATGCAGGAACTGTAAATGTCTTGGTATAGTCTGTTTGGTTTTTAGTAATATCGGAAATTAATACGACTGATGAATTTACAGAAATATCTTCATCGTCAAATAAATCAACTTTACTTGTACCTATGTAAATGCTTACTATCATATATTGTTGACCTCGTTATAAGATAATTCAAATTCTATTTCGTAACTTATTAATCTATTTTTTAATCTTGTCTTTTCCTCAAAACTTGAAGTCTTAACATTTAAAGGAGTGAATATTTCATCAACGTAACTCCAAACCCTATCACTCAAAAGTAACTGTCTAAATGTCTCGTTTAAATCTTCATCTACAAAACCACTATGCACTTTAAAACTACTTCTCCCTTGAGTATTGTATCTAACAAACTGATGGTTTCCTGCGCTTGGCTGTCCTCTGTCGCTTTCAAACTTCTCACTTGTTATTTTTAAA